CGCATCCTTCAATTAGGTCCACGCCGTCATGCGGCAGCGCGTTCAGTTCATCGTACGATTTAGCAATAACATATTCTTCAATTTTTTCGAGGTCTGTTTCGTCAGTCACATGGACCGTCGTCCAGAGCGTATCTTCCAGCGCATGGACGGCGCGTTTCGTGCCGACCTCAGAGACGAACGTATGCGGTGCCTCGAAGATCTCATGCCCAAATTCAGTGGCGACGCGAACCTTGCCCTTAGAGATAAAGTTCAGGTGCGCGTGCTTGTGTATCTTGCCAATGATGACGGTCCCGGCGGGAATTAGCATCTCCCGCGCATAACACCCCGGCGCGAAAATGTGGCGCACGGGGCAGTCCACCTTTTCTTCCATTTCCATCATGGCGTCTTGAAGCCGCAGAACGCTGTCTCGAAATTCAAAACCTTGCGTTTCTGTTGTCAGCACTAGCTAATCTCCCGCCCGCTGGCGCGGATGTTGATGGCCGTAGCCGTACCGGCAATCGTCGAGATGAACCCGCTAGCCGCAAGGGCCGCGCCCACGATCTCAGGGAACGTGTAGGTCTCGCCAGCCTGCAACGTCTTGGTCTTGACGATCAGGTTCTGGTTGCCCGACGTGTCCGCGCCCGTGACCAAGTTGACGCTGATCGTAGCCGCCGACGCGCTGTAGTTGGTGGCCGTGAACTTGTCGATCAGCGTGGTGACGCCCGTCGCGGTGTACTGCGTCGTCTGCGTGGCCTCCGCGATCTTGGCGGGAATCAGAACTTTAACGGTAACGGTCATATTGGTTAGCTCCCAAAAACAAAAACGCTAGTACGCAGTGGCTTTCCAGATGAAATTCAAGCCGGTCGCGCCGGGGTTAATTCGGCAATTTAGCGTGAACTGCGTAGACGTGATTGAGTTGATCCAGATTTGTCCTGGGTCAGTGGTAGACCCGCTTGTTGCCATGATCTGTATGTCGCCCGCAGAGGGCGTCACGGACAGACCGTGGCTAATCGTGACGCTTGTGGTTCCGCTAGCGATTGCAGACGCGGCAAAATTCTGCGTCACAAAGCCGTTGTTATCGCTCGCCCGTTTTATGTTGGTAGCCGGTGTAATCATATAGACCGCGCCGGTAACGTTACCGATAAATTGGTTTCCGGTGACGATAGTGTTGGTGACGTTGGTGTCGTCAATGGCCAAGCCATAGGTCTGTGTTGCAGACCCGCCTCGATTGTCGCCAACATAGTTGTTGGAAACTATGCAGTTGGAGCTAGCGAGCGTTCCTGCGTCGTCCCATAGCCGGATTCCGTAGCGCGGCACCGTCGTATTGCCATTATTGAGGCATTGGTTGCTCGTGACGATGGTGCCCGGCGCACGATAGACGCTGATTCCGACCTCGCCGTTGTTCAACACGACATTTCCCGTGACAACGGCTTGATAAGTGGCGCTGTCAATCTCAATCCCGCGAACCGTATTGCCCCAAGACAGATTGCCAATCGTGGTGCAGTTAATACAGCCAAGGGTCTGATCTAGACCGCTGATGCCGTTAGAAGAACAGGTGTTGCCGCTTTGAACCGAGTTAGTGCAGGCGTTAAATTGCAAGCCGTGGCCCGTGTTTCCAAAACAAGAGTTGCCGCTTGCAACGCAATAGTCAGCACCGACCAAGGCAATTCCGGTCGAGGTGTTGGTGTATGCCACGTTGTCAGAAATTCGGTTGTAGTCCGACGTCACAACGATACCAAAGCGGCCATTATTGTTTGCCCGATTTTCAGCGATTAGCGAGCTTGTGGCGCTAGAAATAACTATGCCGTCGTTGTCGCAGTTTTCGGCGACACAACCAGAAACTACCATATTTGAAACGGTTCCCGCCTGCGATAGCCCGTCTGTTTTGGCGTTTACAAAGCGAACACGGTAAAACTCTGAAGCGTTTGAGGCGCCATTAATCCGAACGCACGAAAAACCGGATGCGTTGTTGGCCTTGTTGCCATCAACCGTTAAGTCGGAAATGGTAACGTTTGACGCTGCGGAAAGCGTCAGCGGAATGTTGTTGGTTCCGTTTTTGAGCTTAATGGTCGTGCGAGCGTATCCATCACCAACAACACTTACGCCGCTTGATATGGTCAATGCCGAAACGACATAAGTTCCCGCAGGGAAGTACAGCGCCGACCCATAGGCGGCGCTTATCGCGGCTTGAACTGCTGTTGTATCGTCCGTAGTGCCGTCACCCGTTGCGCCGAAGTCCTTAACGCTGATGCTCTCTTGCAGTTTGTCGTTTACGGTTCTGGCCGTAGCGCCGGACAAGAAACCGCCAGAGTTGGATTGCTTAAAGCCGACAAGCGCATCACCCAGCGCGTTGCTGGTCGTGCTGGCGAGCGACGCCAAGACGTTGGCGTCAATGCCAGAGATGTTGTCGTAGGTTCCGATGGTGACGTCCGTGCTGGTCTTAAGCACAAACTTGTAGTTCACGTTTGACGTCAGCCACACCTCGGCGGGGATACGACCAGCCGAATCCAAAACTATTGGGTTGGAGTTGGCTGTTAATCCGGTGTTGGATGTGTAGGTAGTTTGCGGGGTCGTTGTCCCCGCTGCGTAGGTGTACAGCTTACCGCCGGTAAGGGGGACGCCCGCGTCGCTAAAAAACTGCCACGCAGCACCCGCAAGGGGAGAAAGATTTACAGTCATTTTTAGCTCCTGGCGGTTAGCCTTGCTGTTCCTTATAGCACGGGCCGTAAAAATAAAAAACTACGCCGCCGCTGTTCTTCTTAGACGTTAAACGTAACAGTGCCGGTGATAACTGCGCCGGTTGAGCCGGGGTAGGTTGAGTTATAGTTCAACAGAAAAGCGTTCGCGCCGCTTGTGCGAATGTTGCCTTGCGTACCGGTAACGCCGTTGTCTCGGATTGTTCCCATACATTCGTCAGCCGACGTAAACGGCAGATTGATCTGCAAGTAGGACGCGCCCGTGCCGTTATTCGTGATGGTAAATTTGATGATGGCAGTCACCAGATTGCCGATCTTCGTATATTTTGCCGACTGGACCGTATAGGACGTGATCGTGCCGCTGCCAGGCGTAACCGTCAGCGTCCACGTTCCTTCTTCGTAATCGTCTAGCGTGTTGGCATCCGTTGACGCGCTCTGCGTCGCAGGGAAGCTAATGCCCGAACCAGACGCGGACGCTGCGGCCCCACCAACGCCCAGCGTCGTTGTTATGGATGGCAGCGTGGCAAACACCAACGGCCCGCTTCCGGTCTCGTCCGTCATTGCTGCGGCTAGGTTGGCTGACGTTGGCGTTGCGGCCCAAGTTCCCACGGCGGCGACGGCGAAATTAACTGTTCCCGTGCTGGTAATAGGACCGCCTGATAAGCCTGTTCCTGTTGCAACGCTTGTTACCGAACCACCAAGATTTGCGGGGAGCGTCTGAAGGCTTTGCCCAAGGTCGAGCACAGACATCGACAGAGTAGCGATAGCGGATTCAGCGTCGGGCGATGGGTTGTCTATGACAAACATGCTTGGCGTGATCTCAAACGCCGGACCCAACTGAAGATCTTCTAAACTGGTCGCATTGGTGCCGCTTCCAGTCAGGGTAAACAGGTTAAGGAAGAACCTGTACCATTCACGCGACATCAGCCCCGTGCGATCATCAATGAAATTGACGCGGGGGGCTGGAATGTTGGTTATGTTTGGGGGGCTAGGCATTGGTGCCGCTGATTGCTAACTCGGCCCCAACAATGGCTATCTTAACCGGATCGGTGCCTGACACCTCGTAAACGCGGTCGCGCAACTTAACGGTCATGCCAAGCCTGCGCCAAAACACGCGCTTGCCGTAGACGCCGATTGCGCCGGTAGATTTCCAGTGCTCGTTGGACCAAGTATGCCCGCCGTCGTCCGACCAACGCAACATGACTTGCGGGTCTGAACCTTGCCCGTCGTTGAGACCATTGCCGGATTCGCAGTCTAACTGAAGGCTGTGCTGCACGGAGCGCTTCAAATTGTTTTCGCCGGTAGGCAGCGCCCGCCACGACCGAAGCCATTTTTGAGGTTGCCCGTTGTCGGCAAAAACTTCCAAATCAAAAGCGTAGACGTTTCCGTTTTCAAAATCGCCAATCGCAATTTGACCACTGAAGGCCATTTGGCAGTTGCCTCGGTGGCGGGTGAACTCGCCGTTGGTTAGCCCGGCTCGTTCGGTCCAAGCGCCTGTAGCGACGTCGTAGACCCAGGTTGTGTTGGCGCTAGGGAAGACCAGCACATAGAAGGCGTGACCGTCCTGCTGGTAGGTGTACGCCAGCGCGTCGCTGATGTCGGCGTACTGCTGGATGTGCCACTCAACGGCGTGGGTGCTAACCCGCGTTCCTGTGTATCCGTTGGCGCGATAGACGATACCTTTACCGCGAGCGTCGCTGCCGAGCCAGAACAGGCCGTTGTCGAGCTTGGCGACCGAATAGGCTGCGGCGCAGCCGATCTCGTTGAACGCGCCTTGGATACGAGTCAGGGGGAAGTCCACGAGCCCCGCGTCGTACCAGACCTCGACCGAGTTGGTACCAAACAGCCAAGCCTCGCGGTGGTCGATTATTAGCGAGACCAAACCGTCTGGTGAGCCTTCCGCGCTGGCAAAGTCCAGCGGGTCGATGGACGAACCGTCAAAAAGGCTTGTCACCCAGATGCGTTGGCTGTTCGGCTCGTTGAATACGAAATAGCCATCAAGATACCCGACCGTCACCGCGCCGGGGAAGTCAGGGTCGGTGATCTGCGCGAACGCTAGAGTGTTTGAGTTGTAGATGTAGCTAGGGCCATTGCAGGCGATAAAGAGTTGGATGCCGTTGTCTGCCATAGACACGGGGCCGGTGCCGGATACGTCGCCTATCTTTGTAGCTACCCAAGCCGAAGTGACTTGGTACAGTTCTGTTCCCGATACCACATAGCCGTAGTCGCCAAGTTGCCACAGCCCGCGCACGGGGCCGGAACCGCAGGTCGTCAGCAGCCGAAGCCCCGGCGCTCTGTTGAGGAACGCAGGCTCTTTGCCGCCTTCGGGGATAATCTCTGGAAACAGGTTGACCATACGGTTGTCGGCAGCGTTCACGCTGCGAGCGACGTATGACGAGCCTAGAATTGGACTTTTCATGGCGCCTTCACCATTGACATAGCGTGTCGGCTGCTACATGAAAGCACCATAGGAGAACACATATGCTTACTCATGAACGCCTTCAGGATTTGCTTACTTGTAACCCCACAAGCGGCGTTTTGCGCTGGCGCGTCAAAACTAATCGACGCATATTGGTGGGTAGTATTGCAGGAAGCATAAATGATTTTGGTTACCGTGTTATTCGTATTGACGGCCAACTCTATCGGGCGCACCGATTGGTTTGGTTTTACGTGCATGGCGAATGGCCGAAAAACTACATTGACCACATTAACGGAAACCCAGACGACAATAGGTTGGATAATTTGCGGGACGTTACGACCGCTGAAAATATTCAAAATCAAGTTGTTGCACATAAACGAAATCGGGTGAACCATCTTGGCGTAACTCAACGAAAAAATGGTTTTCAGGCGCGCATATGCACCCACGGCGTGTCCAAAAGTCTTGGTTTGTTTGCGACAGCAGAGGCCGCTGAAGCGGCTTACATTGCGGCCAAGCGTGTCCAGCACAGCGCACCGCGTCATCAGTAGTTACCGGCAAAGATGTTGAAGCGCTGGCGCGTGCCCACGATGCTGTAGGGCAGCGACATAACATCGTCAGGGTTGTTGATGCGCTTGAGGTTGCGCTTGGATGCCATAGCTATTCGTGAGACTTGCGGTGATGGCTCGACGCCGAACTCAGCCGCGATCTCGCAGGCCAAGTTGTAGCGGAACGCCCGCAAATAGCCGGGCGGAAACGTCAGTGCGGTGGCCAAGTTAGCCGCCTGATCCAACTCCGTCACCGAAATGAAGTGCCACTCCAGAACCTTGGTAGGTACCGGATAGACGTACATGTCGATATTAGGATAGTCCATGTTTATCCACATGACCTGTGGATATGTGCTGGTCACGGTCTTGACGGCGATGCCGTCGTACTGCTGCTGATTGATGATCTTGATGCCATACGAGATCCCGCTGGCGGGGTCTTTGAAGTAGGTGGAGTCATCAAGTTGAATGGGGCGGTTGCCTACGAAATCACCCGTAGGGCCAAGCGTGCGGTGGATTAGGTTGGGTGTCCACGAAAACACTTGGTCTTGAGTTGAAAAGACCGACAGCCGCTCGGTGTTCCACGAGTCGATCATCTGGTTCATGGCGAACAAGGCGTCTTGGGATGTGGCGGCGGAAGGGGTCTCGCCTTCAGCAAGCATACCGAGCAGCCGCAAAGCGCCGTCTATCAGTTCGCCTGCCGTGGTCATATTAGGCCCCTGCGTTTAGCGGAGGTCGTCCGCGTCTTTTCACTTCTAGAGTATTAGCAGAAACTTCGGGTTCGATAAAGGCTTCAGGGTCGTACAC